GGCGGCACCTTCGTCACCGATGCCGACCTGTACTGGATCAACTCGCGCGTGAACGATGAGAGCGAGATCGAGCAGTCAGCAAAGTTGCAGCGGTATGCCGCAGCCGTAGATCTGATGTGCCGCGTCTGCGCTGGCGAGGATGAGAAGACTCCGACCTGCTGGGATCAGACTTGCCCACTCCGCCCAGTATCGGCTCTTCCACTCAGGGTCTACGAATGATGCGCTACGCTTTCTCGGCGACGGCGCGACCTTTTGGTGTGCTGCCGTCACTCGCCCTGCCGGTGGTGTCCTCCCATCGGCAGGGTCTAACCTGGGGCAGCGTAGACGCTCGCACGACCATCATGGCTATTGCCGGTCAGCGACAAACGAGTGGTGCAACTCCACTCCTGCTCCACCACTACAGGAGGGCAAATGGCTAAGGCGCAGGACAAGTTCACCGTCTTGAAGGCGTGGGTCTCAGAGTCACAGACCGTCATGGGTCTTGACCACTGGGAAATCACCATCGTTGAGGCCGCCTCCGATGTTGACTCATGGGCTGACATTGACGCGCACCCACAGCAGCCAACCGCAGACCTGCGCGTTGCGTTCGACTTCTGGAAGCAGGAGCCAGAGAAGCAGCGCCTGATCCTGACCCACGAGCTGCTGCACCTAGTGCTTGCACGCTATGCACGCATCTCCGAGAACCTTGAGGAGTCACTCGGCAAGTTGGCTTGGGCGGTGATCGAGCCGCAACTAGAGGACGGCGAGGAGCGCACCATTGAGCACCTAGCGCGCATCATCGCTCCCTACCTGTCGCTACCGGCATTCCCTAAGGCATGAGGGCGCAGCGACCATGTCTGACCTGCGGAGTCCTGACCACCTACGGCAACCGCTGCAATGTCTGCGGACCACGCAAGGCAACCGAGTGGGCGAAGAATCGCGGACCATCTCCGTACCGCAACGCCGACTGGCGGAGGCTCAGTATCCAGAAGCGCAAGGAGGTGCCCTACTGCGAGCTGTGCGGACAGCGCGACGGAAACCCAAGCAACCCACTCACCGCAGACCATATCCAGCCGCTGAGTCAGGGAGGCGCGTTGATCGTGCCGACCTATATGCTCCGCACGCTGTGTAGGGTTTGTCACGGCAAGATCACCAAGCATAGTTAGGAGGGCATCATGACCAAGCCAATCATCATCGTCAGCAACACTCCGGTTGCCCCAACTGGGTACGGCCAGCAATGTAAACAACTGGCTCACCGCATCAAGGCAGACGGCATCCCTGTGGGAGTCTCTGCCAACTACGGCGCTCCGACCAACATGGAGGTCGAAGGCATCCAAGTATTCGCCGAGGGGCTGATTAAGTACGCCAACGACTCTGGACCAGAGAACATCGCCATGGCTGCCTCACAGGGTGGCTTCGGCATCACGCTGTTCGATGTGTGGGTGGCAATCAACGATGCCTATCACCAACTGCCTGTGGTCTCGTGGGTGCCGATCGACCATGACCCAGTGCCGCCGCGCGTGGCGGAGTGGTGCATCAAGGGTGGCAACAAGCTCATCGTGGCGATGAGCAAGCACGGCGAGCAGGCACTGCTGAAGTCAGGCGTACCGCGTGACCGCTTGGTCTACATCCCTCACGCCATTGATACCAAGGTCTGGTCGCACGAAGGGCAGACCTGCCGCGATGTGCTCCGCGTGCCGGAGGACGCACACCTGACCGTGATCACCGCCATGAACAAGGGGAAGCGCAAGTCATTCCCTGAGATGCTGAAGGCATGGGCGCTCTTCGCACAGCAGCACAAGGATGCCTACCTGTACCTGCACACCGACCGGTGGGGTCACCTAGACGGCATCAACCTCATCCCTGTGCTCAAGGCAGTCGGCGCTCCAGAGGATCGCATCCGCTGGGTGAATAGCAGCCAGATGCGCGCAGGCATCCCAGCAGAGACGCTCGCCAGCATCATGCGCTCTGCCAATGTCCTGTTGCTCGCCTCACGCGGTGAGGGCTTCGGCATCCCTGTGATCGAGGCGCAGGCGTGTGGCACGCCAGTCATCGTGACCGACTGGACGGCACAGCCTGAGCTAGTGAAAGATCACGGCTATGTCTGCGAGGGTCAGGAAGAGTGGGATGAGATGCAGGAGTCATGGTGGAAGATCCCAAGTGTTGAGAGCATCCTTGAGGGGCTGACGCTCAACTACATCGCCACACAGGCTGGCGAGATCGACCGCGCCGCTCTGGCCGCCAAGATGTACGAGTACGACGCTGACTATGTCTACACGACAAAGTGGCAGCCGCTCTTCGCTGACATCTTCAGCGGCAAGATCAAGCTCGGCGCACCGGCAGAGCAGCCAGTCGCCTTGAACCGCGCACAGCGACGGAAGGCTAAGTGATCGAGCACCTGTGCAAGCCTGGCGATATCCGTGGGCTTGGCAAGCGCCGAGCCTGCTCTCGCGTCCTGTACTGCAACCTATGCAAGAGAGACCTAGTGCCAGACGCGCCCACCTGTGGCGAGTGCTCCTACTGCCGCCGCACCCAAGAGCGCCGAGATGGCAAGCCGTACTGGGCTGGCAAGGACTGGGTGCCCAATGCCGATCTATGAGTTCAAGTGTCCGACCTGCGGCAAGATCGAGGAGCGACTCCAGTCTGGCTTTGAGCCAGTCGTGCCACGCTGCGAGTGTGGACCGTGGATGATCTTGCAGCTCACGCCTAGTGCTGTGCTCTTCAAAGGCAAGGGGTGGGCGAAGCGCGATAGGGAGGGGCGGTCAGATTCTGAGTAGCGTGCACCCTACGGTACCCAGCGCCGAGTTCGTCAATCTCCTGTACGGTGTGGGTTCCACGAACGGTTAGGAGTTTTTTTAGATGAGCGCAAAAAAGCCAGCAGACAAAAGGCAGAACAGATCGACCAAAGATCTTGGCGTGCTGCCCCAGATCGCTCTTGATCCTGCGGCCATTCCACCGGCACCGAGCCACCTGACCGAGCGCTGGGTCAAGTCATGGGAGATCTTCTGGCGCTCACCCTTCGCTCAGGTTGTGCAGCCAGCGCAGATGCCAGCGCTTGAGCGGCTCTTCTCGATGTACGACGAGCGCGAGCGAATGGACATCTACCTACGCGAGGAGCCGATGATTGCAGGCTCTCAGGGTCAGAAGATCCTGAACCCTATGTACCGACAGCGCACCTCAGTAGATGCCGAGATCCGCCAGCTAGAGGATCGGTTCGGTCTGCACCCTAAGGCAGGGCTGACCTTGGGCATCGTGTATGGTGAAGCCGCACGCAGCCTGGAGGAACTCAATGCCAGAATCGCAAACGCAGCCTTCGCGGAAGCCGAAGCCGAAGCCGACCCACGCTACATTGAAGCCGGCAACGACTCCGCCGAAGAGGCCGCTCTACTCGTCGCCGATCAGTAGTCCACCACCACCGTCGTGGGGTGGTCTGGTCTGCCGGTGGATTGAGACGAATCTCGTTCACGGTGAGGGCGACAAGTTCGGCGAGCCGTTCCGCCTAGAGCCGTGGCAGCGTGCCTACATCTGGCGGCTCTACGAGTACGACGCAGCCACACAAAAGCGCACTGTGAAGCGCGCGCTCTTGGGTACGCCGAAGGGCAACGGCAAGACCGAGCTGCTCGCGGCTATCGCCCTAGCAGAACTGGCAGGACCGAAGGCTCCGAAGTCACCCAACATCCCTATCGCGGCGGCTTCTTTTGAGCAGGCTGACCTGCTGTTCGGCACGGCTCGCATCATGCTCACGCAGGGTCCACTCGCCAAACTGTTCGAGGTCTATGACACCGAGATCCTGATCAAGGATCGCCCAGGGCGTATGTACCGCGTGGCTGCTGCGGCAGGCACGAACGACGGCGGTCGCCCTACCTGCTTTATCGCGGACGAGCTGCACGAGTGGACAGGCAACAAAGAGCGCGTGCATCTCGTGCTCTCCAACTCGCTCGCCAAGCGCGCCGAGGCACTGGAGTTGAACATCTCGACCGCAGGCTCCGACGAGAACACGCTGCTCGGCAGGATGCTGACCTACGCCAAGCGCATCTCGTCTGGCGAGGTGAGCGACCCTTCCTTCCTAGTCGAGTGGTGGGCTGCTGCTGATAGCCATGACCTAGAGACCGACACTGGCCGTAGGGCTGCGCTTGAGCAGGCGAACCCAAGCGCTCCGGCATTCGTAGACATTGACAGACTGCTGGCACGAGCCAACGAAGTGCCGATGCACGAATGGCAGCGCTACCACCTGAACCGCTTTGTGCAGCCGCCAGACCGCTGGATTGGCGCAGAGGCGTGGATGAAACTGGCAGACCGCGAGCGCGTGCTGATTCCAGGCGAGCGCCTCAGCATCGGCTTTGACGGCTCGTATGCGCGCGACGCGTCGGTGCTCACCGCCTGCACGATGGACGGTCACCTGTTCCTGATCAAGGCGTGGGAGAAGTCCGACACCAATCGCGACCCAGACTGGACGGTGCCGCGCGGTGAGGTGGATGCCTTCGTAGATCAGATCATGCAGACCTACGATGCGACCCTGTTCTGCGACCCTCCTGGCTGGTCATCCGAGATCGAGGAGTGGACGCGCCGGTACGGCAAGCGCGTGGCAGTGTTCAACACCGCCACGATTGAGCGGATGGGTCCAGCCGTAGACCGATTCTTCACGGCCGTAGCGACTGGCGAGGGGCTGCGCCACGACGGCTCACCGCTCCTAGCACGCCATATCAGCAATGTGCATACGCGCCTGACGCGCTATGGGCAGGTTCTGACCAAGGCATACAAAGCTTCGCCTGACCGCATTGACGCGGCCGTGTCTGCCGTGATCGCATTCCAGGGTGTAAAGTTCCTACAGATCGAACCTAAGTCAGCAGCGAAAGTGGAGTGGATCAACCTATGATTAGCAACATTCTAGAAGTTGTGGGTGGCGCACTTGTCATCACAGGTCTCGCGCTACTCTCTCTCCCATTGGGACTCATCGCATTGGGCGCGGCTCTTGCCGCTATCGGCTATACGCTAGGAGACCGTAAGTGAGCATCCTTCGCCGCATCCTTGGTGAGCAGCGTGCCGTAGGTGGCACTTGGATCACCGACAATCAGCCCATCGTCTCGTCTGCCGGTGTTGCAATCAACAGCCAGACGGCACTCTCCATCGGAGCCTACTACGCAGCGGTGAAGCTCTACGCCGACACCGTCGCATCCCTGCCATGGGATACCTACATCCGCATTGACGGAACGCGCCGCCCATACCGACCGTCACCATCGTGGCTCACGATGCCACAGCCAAACAACCCAAACTTCACTGGCTTTGACCTGAAGCACCGCATGGTTTCCTCACTCCTCATTGACGGCAACCTGTTCGTGCTCTTTATCAAGGGCCGCAATGGCGACATCGTTGAGATGCGCGTACTCGATCCGCAGAAGGTCACCATCAAGAGCGTTGATGGTGCACCGATCTACACCGTCACTGGCGATGACAATGTCGGCGTGGAGTTGACCTCCGACGCGATTCTCCACATCCCACTCTTCGCCACCGGCTCGGCGTTGCGCGCGCCTTCGCCTGTTGAGCAGCACCGCACGACGCTCGGCCTTGCCAGCGCCACGCAGCTCTACAGCGCCAAGTTCTACGAGCAGGGCGCAGCCCCATCTGCCGTGATCAAGATCCCTGGCGAGTTGACGCAGGATCAGGCGGACTCACTTCGCAACTCATTCAGCCGCCGTCATGAAGGCATCGAGAAGATGCACAAGATCGCGGTGCTGACCGGCGGTGCAGACTTCCAGCAGATGTCCATGAAGATCAGCGATATGCAGTTGGTTGAGACCCTGCACTGGGGCGTTGAGTCCATCGCTCGGCTCATGGGTGTACCGCTTCACCTGCTCCAGTACCCAGGCGGCAACAGCTCGTACAACAGCGTTGAGATCGTCAGCATTGAGTGGCTGCGCCTTGGGCTTGGACCACTCGTCACTCGCCTAGAGGCTGGCTTGCAGCGTCTCGTTCCAGGTGCGGATCAGACCTTTATCAAGTTCACGCTTGACGGCCTTCTTCGACCTACGACCAAAGAGCGCTACGACGCATACGCCATCGCGCTGAATAACGGCATCCTGTCGCTCAACGAGATCCGCCGTCTTGAGGATCGCGCAGATGTTGAAGGCGGCGACGAGCACTACAAGGCGCTCAACATTGGCGTAGTTGGTCAGGAGCCACAGGCTTGAGCTACATCATCGTTGACCTTGATGGCACGCTGATCCTTGACAATGAGCAGCCGAATCAGCCGCTGATCGATCTCCTCAACGAGGAGGTTATGAGTGGTGATAAGCAGTTGATCGTGGTCTCCGCTCGCAGCATCGAGCGCCTGCAAGAGACGCGCGCATGGCTTCAGGAGTACAAGGTCGCAGGCATTGAAGAGGTCCACCTCAACGACTTTGAGGGTTCACCCTTTGCTACCGGCTTGGCGTTCAAGGAGTTCAAGTACGGCCTCCTCAAGGAGCAGTACGGCGCAGAGTTGGAGTACGCCATTGACAATGATCCAGCCGTGCGCGAGATGGCTCGCGGCTTGATGATCGAGGCGTATTCGCCTGACGAGTATCTCAGCGACGAGGAGCGCGCCGTGTACGAGGTTCCTGACTACATCCGCAACGCAGCCGCTCGTGGCTTGTCGTTCGTAGAGGACGGTCTTGCTGGCGATGGATTGCAGGCGCAGACGATCTCAGAGGCACGCGAACTCGCAGCCGGACGAGCAGACACCGACAAGGTGATCCGTATGGCCGCATGGATTCGCCGCCATCGCGGCGACTGGGAAGGCGTACCGCAGAACAGCGACGAAGACCAAGAGGACTTCCCTGGACCAGGCGCAGTCGCTGGCTATCTCTGGGGTGTGGAAACCATTGATCCAGAATCAACTGATCGCGTACTCTCGTGGGCAGATCGACTCATCGCATCTGAAGATAGGGAGATCATTGATATGAAAGAGAAGGAAGTTCGCTCACTGCCAATCGGCGAGTACCGTCTTGCCGAGGCTGACGCTGACGGACAGCGCACCTTCAGCGGCTACGCTGCGATCTGGAACAGCGCGAGCGCTGGTCTGCCATTCGAGGAGCGCATTGCGCCCAACGCATTCAAGCGTTCACTGGCTCGCGCATCGGCAGGGCAGAAGATCATCTCCTTCCTGTTTGGTCATGACGAGACGCGCGCTCTGGCAACGACCGCGAGCGGCCGCCTTCAGTTGACCGAGGACGAGACTGGTCTGCGCGTTGAGGCGAAACTAGACCCAGCCGATCCAGACGCTGCCAAGGTGATCTCGATGCTGACGCACGAGAGCGCCGCTGCCGGTATGTCATTCGGCTTCCAGAAGGTTCAGGATGCGTGGGATGGCAACAACCGCACGATCAAGGAAGCCAACCTGTTCGAGGTGAGCATCCTTGCTGCCGGTGGTCAGACCCCTGCCTACCCTGCGACCCTTGGTCTTACGGCAATCCGCCAGGTCACTGCGCCAAAGATCGGCGTAGAGGCTGAGGCGTTGATGGCCACACTTGAGTCAGTCAAGGCTGGACGAGAACTGTCCACCGAGGAAGTGGCTGTCATTGATGCTGTCCGCTCGAAGCTAGCGCCAAAGCAGGAGAAGGTCATTGACCCATCCGTCGCTGCGGCAATGCTGGCGATTGTAGCGGCAGAAGGTGAAGCACTCTAGGTCTCGTGCCTGCGCCCCACCGCCCTGAGTAGGCGAGTCCGCGTTAGAGCAACCCACCGAGGAGAGCAAAGAAGATAGTCCGCCTATGCGCGGAGAAAGGAAGTGGACACTATGTCC